AGGAAGAGTCCTTTAAATTACATGCCTAAGAACTCACAAGTTGAGTACTATGGATCTTGTGCGGGTATGACAACATTCATATCTCGTGTGAAACCCACTTTAATTAGTGAAAAAGTAACCGAGATTACAGGTCAGCCTAATATATATGGACCACCATTGCAAACACCACAATATTTTGGGTGGCAAGCTGCTTTATCTAATTTGGCAGTACCTGCATTACCCTTCCCACCTCCTCTCCTTGAGTTAGCAATAAAGGATTATAAGGAGGATCTAGTGGGTATCATTAGACATCCTTTATGGAATAATTGTACTCCACTTACAGATCATCAAAATTTGACTGTCATTCCTGGAAAGAAATTTATGGATGCTATCAAATTGGACACATCAATTGGTTTTCCATTGTCAGGACCAAAGCGTCAATTCGTTGAGGATTTCGGGCCAGATTTAAATGGACATAACAATAGGGTCTTTGATCCTGTTATTATGGATGAAATCAAAAGATGTGAGGATTGCTATAAGAATGGAGAAAGAGCATATCCAATAGCTAAAGCCTGCAAAAAGGATGAAGTTTTATCAAAGCCTAAATGTAGGATATTTTATGGGAATAGTATATCGTTAACTTTTCTAGTGAGGAAATACTATTTACCATTGCTTAGGGTATTGCAAATGAATCCATTAGTCTCGGAGTGTGCTGTAGGAGTGAACAGTCACGGACCTGAATGGGACGTCTTGTATAGACGCATCACTCATTTTGGAGAAGATCGCCTGGTTGGCGGCGATTATAGCAAATATGATCAAAAGTTACCATCGCAATTAATAATTGCAGCATTGCGAATTTTAATTGATTTAGCAAAAGAATGTAACTATAGCGATGAAGACATTAAGATTATGGAGGCTATGGCAGGAGATATCGTTTATGCTATTATAGCGTATAACGGTGATCTTATTGGTTTAACAGAAGGTACACATATAAGTGGCAATTCATTAACAGTGATTATCAATGGTATATGTGGGAGCCTAAACCAAAGGTGTTACTTCTATTCAATGAATCCTAGTGAAACATATGAAGGACGCCTTAAATTTCGTGATTATATATCATTGATCACGTATGGTGATGATAACATTGGTTCAGTTAGTTCAGAAATCAACAACTTCACCATTAAAGGTATGTCTACTTTCCTAAAGGAATATGGACAAATTTATACAATGCCCGATAAAGAGACAGAATTGTCCGACTTTCTTCCTCTTGAAGATTTTGAATTTTTAAAACGCAAAAGTGTTTATATAGAGGAACTAAATTATTATGTTGGGGCATTGGTTGACGCTTCTCTTTTTAAAATGTTACATTGCTACATTCGAGAAAAGAATGCGCCCATAACAGAAGAGCACGCTTGTGCACTTAATATTGACACAGCTCTACGTGAGTGGTTCAATCATGGGAAAGATGTTTACGGGTATAGGAGAAGTCAAATGGAGCAAATTGCAAAACAGTGCAATATTTCTCATTTGTGCACTGAACTTACAACGACATTTGAAATGCGTTGTACAGAATGGCGTTGCAAGTATTTGGACGAGCATTATGAGCTCTTCAATGAACCCGATAATTTCGAGGTTTAATAGGACCACCACTAATCCTTTAAAATAGTGGGAGCTGTTTCTAATCAGCTTGCGGAGCA